TGCAGAGCAAAGCGCCAATGACTGCGTAACGAGTATTGAGGACGCTAAAAGAGAAATGGAAGATGTGCGCTCTGATTTAGACTCTATCTTGAGCCAAATTGAGGAAGGTTCGGAACCTGTTGATTTAGACGCTATCAAAAAAGAAGTAACTGATGACATATTGGAGACAATCAAAGTCAAATTATGGGACAGTATTGACAGTATGTTTAGGAGTGAATCTGATGACTCGTAAACACTTCAGATTGATAGCTGAGGTTATCAAAGAGAATGTTAAGGACAAATATACTAAAACTGTTCTTATTCATAATCTTTGTTGGATATTCAAACAGATAAACCCACGCTTTGACGCTAATCGCTTTCAAGAAGCGTGTAGTAATTAATCAATAACCGAATAAATAGAGAGTGCAAAGGGTTAACTCCCTTTGCCTCTCGGAAAGTAACCTTATGGTATTAACAGATACTCACTCTGGAACATTCATCTGCCTAGTTGAAGCAACCCCTAAGGAGTTTATAAAGTCTTTAGATAATTATGGAGCATTAGAAGCATTAAGTGCTATATACCCCAAAGTTGATGAAATAGACTATCACAATGGATTTAGCGTAGACTCAAGCCCTATTAGAAAATATAGTATGGGAGCAGTTCTAAACTGGTCTATAGTAATTTATGGCGACAATGGAATGGTTGAGATGACTTTGACTAAATCTCCTGCGGTATGGTGTACAATGAAAGAAAAGATTTAAGGCAGGGCAAAGTGCTGAGCACCACTAAAAACTGCTCAAGATTTAAATAAAGGAGCTTAAATGTATAATAAATAAGCAACATCAAAACCAAAACCCCCCATTAATTTGGGGGGTATTTTTTTTGTCCAAAATTATTTTATATAATCAATTCACGTACGTAGTCGTAATTATTATTTTTAATATGCCATTCACGTACGTACTTTTTTTAAAAAATCATTCACGTAGGTATTATTATTATTTATTAAATAAAATTCACGTAGGTAATGATATTTTTAATATATAATTCACGTAAGTAGTATTATTTAGTATAATTCACGTAGGTAGGGGGTAAAATAGACGAAATAGTGCTATTTTATAGTATTTATTCACGTAGGTACTAATATTAATAGTATTATCTTTTATATATTATATCTTATATAGTATATAATATTAATATATTAATATACTTTACTATATAAAAGGGTACTCAGTGTAATTAACAAAAAAGCAATTATTTTAATCTTTTTTCAATTTTTATGGAACTTTTATCTTATTTCTAAGTATATTTGATTAGAAACAATAACTAAAACAAGGAATAAAACAATGAAATACGAATACAAAACAATACAAATAAACACTCTTAAAGGAATAAAACAAGCCGAGAAGCTACATAAATCTAATGAGTGGAAACAAATTAACGTAGGATGGGAAACAATAACCTATGAAAGGAAAAACAAATAATGAAATATGTAAAAATAAAGAATCTTAATTATGACTATCAACACTACATTGAAGAAGAAAACCTATTTGGTATAGCTTTTTTTGGTCATAGTGGAACTAAAAAGCAAGTAAGTAAGTTAAATTATATATGGAAACAATTATTAAGCCAATATAAAGGAATAAAAAAATGAAACAATCAGTAAATGAATACGATTTTATAGATGCTTTTAGAAACTATTTTGGAGGGCAATATAAGACTAATTTTTCATACGAAGGTTTGAAAGCCTTGTTTGAGTGGTTTGAAGAATTTGAAAATGATACTGGTGAAGAAATGGAACTGGATGTTATAGCAATTTGTTGTGATTTTAGCGAATATGAAAGCCTAAAGGAATATAATAATGATTATGGTAAGGAATACGAAGAAATAGACGAAATTGCAGACGATACGACACTAATTAAAATTGACGATGAACGATTTATTATACAACAATATTAAAAAAGGATAAATAAAAATGAAATATAATATAGTACAATCAATACCAACTTGGTTACCAATTTATAGTGGTAACTATGGAACTATTTGGGAAGATGCACCAAATGAGGAACGTGAAATAGATTGGATAAATGAACAAAGGGCAGAAAAAAATCTAAATCCGATTGAATTTGATGACATAGAATTTAATTATGCTGATTTTTATAATGATTTAGCAGAATTAATTACTGATGAAATAGAAGGTGAATTAAAAGAATTCGTCTATTCAATTAAGTTTAATAAACTTAAAAGCCCTCGAGAATATAACTTCGCAAATGATTCAATACATTGTGAAATAAGACCAAAAATAAAAGCTATTAGAGAATATATAGAATCAAACTTTGATAAATGGAGTAAGTATTTAGAAGATAATTATACATCTTATGATGGTTTTATTTCCCACCATAGCAATTCAAGTGAATCAGATGAATGGCAGATTAATAAAGCTTGTAAGGATGGGCATAAATTGGGTGCAATTCTCAATTTTATTGGACTGAACGAAGGTATAGATGAGTGGGATATTTATGATAATGTTATAGGTAATATCTCAATAGAAATAAAAAACTATAATAAATTAATAAAATAAATGGGAACTTTAAAAGAATTGATACGTATAAATAACAAAAGAAAGGATAAATAAAAATGTATAAAGAATATGTTAAGTATAACAAAGAAAAGGAACAAGAATTGGGGATTAATGTGGGTTTTAGAGTTTGTGGTGTATCTAATTGTTGCGAAAGTGCTATTGGATATATGAGATACGAAGTAAAACATCCACTACATGGACATGGAGTTGAGTGCATAAGACTCTCAAAAAGATGTAAAAAACATTTTAAAAAATAAATGGGAACTAATTTAAAAATAACCAGTTAAATAATAAAAAAAGGTAAAATAATGATTGGTATAATAAACGCTAATTCTCCAAGTGGTAAGATACTGAAACAGAAATCTAAACAGATTACAGAAAAGAACCATAAAGAGATAACCAAACAATTTATGAAAAAAACACTACCATTAGTAGTTGGAAATAGATGTCAAGGAGTAGCAGGGAATCAAGTTGGAATAGATGAAAGTATATTTACTGCTAGACTAGGTAATATGTGGGTAACTTGCTTAAATCCTAAAATAATTGATAAGGGGGGTAAAATCATACAGAACTTGGAAGGGTGTCTATCAGTATCGGCTAAACGTATAAAAGTGCCGAGAAACACCCAAATAACGCTTAATTTCCATAAAGTAGGGAACTTCCAACCCCAAACTAGAGTATTATATGGAAATGATGCATTAGTGGTACAACACGAAGTAGACCACTTAGATGGAAAACTAATAACAGACTATAAATAAAGGATAAAAGAATGAAAATAAAAATAGTAAGGACTTGTACCCAAGAAACGTATGTAGATGAAAATAAATTGATAAGCTACATTAAAGATTGGCACAAGAATTGCGAACAAAGTAGGGTGTCGGACTGTGAGATAAGTGATGCCATAAATAACAACGTACCAAACGAAGAATTAATAGATGTGTTTTTAGATGTAGATGTAGATGGTGTTGATGCTTTTATAGAAAGCGAATGTAAGATAGATTGGAGTGAACTTCCTAACTCATCAGAAAGCACCAAACTAATAACCGATTATAAATAATGGATAAGGTAAAAATACCACAAAAAGGCTCTTTTCGTTATGCTGATGGGATTACTTCAAAATTAAAACCCTTAAAGATAGGCGAATATGTTGAAGTGCCCCATAGTAAAGCAAAAAGTAGTTATAATTGTGCAAATCAGATGGGGATAAAAATTTGCACAAGAAAAATTAGTGAAATGCACACAAGAGTTTACAGGATAAAATAATAATTAAATTAAATTGGAACCAAATCAGATTTGATTTGTTAGTAGTAGTATGAACAACAAAAAAGGAACAAGAAAATGAAACACACAAAAGGACAATGGGAAGTCAGTAAAACCGGAGCATCCGTCAATATAAAAAGTGGCGATGTGTGGATTGCTGGAATCCATAATCAAGACACAATGACTGAAGGTAAATCAATTGTGGATAAGGATTGCTATGATACTTCAGAAACGGAGGCCAATGCAAACCTAATTGCATCCGCACCGGATATGCTAAAAGCCCTCAATGATATAATGTGTTATTTCTCAGAATATGAGGAGGATTATAATGAGAAATTAGAGTGCTTTGAATACGCAAGAAAAGTCATTTCCAAAGCGGACTCGTCGCATTCGCAATTAGAAAGTGAGGTGGCGTGATGGTCGTACGTGGTGCAAAATATCAAGACAAAGAAACAGGAGCGATTAAGAATTACCAAGAAATAGCATCGGAATTAATCGCAATGCAACAATGTTGCTCGGAATTTGACGACTACGATGTTGAAGATGTCATTGAAGAATATTATAGTGAGATAGAAGCAAGTGAGGTGGAATGATGAAGAAATATACATTTTTAGTGCCTTGCTCATTTGAATATGAGATTGAGGCGAAAACAGAAGAACAGGCTAGGAAGATTTTAGCAGAACAGGGTGGTATTGATATACAGGGAGAGCCTTTATTCTCAGATGATGCTTATAGCGAAGAGGCAGAGTTGTTTGAAGAAAGTGAGGTGGGGTGATGAAAACATACACATTTTGCCATAGATATACGAGTTGTGTTTTTTATTGTAGTGCTGATTGCGAGAAAAACGCTTGGGAGATTTTAACCGAAAATGTAAAGGAAACAGGTGGGTGGAGATTAGAGGAAAGTGAGGCGGGGTGATGGAGTGTTATGAATGTGATAATAAAGGGTATTTAGAGGCCGTATTAAACACTAAAGATAATGTTGTTGAAACCCAAAGATGTGATAATTGCCAAGTGTTTGATACTGATGAAGATGCAAAAAAACATCAAGAAAGTGAGGTAGTTGATGGGTAGTTTCAAAAAAAGACTAATAGAGGAAGAAGAAATGGGTATCTTTCAAGATGAGCAGATAGAAGAAGAAGATAAACTTTCAGATGAAGAAGAAAAGAAACTTAAAAAAAGGTTGCGAGATATTGAGATAGAACAAAGACACGCTTGGGGATTACACAGGATTAGTGGTGGTTTTGTGAGTGCAGATTATGATTATGTAGATGATGATAAAATATATATTACACTCACAGATGGTATTCAAAGTGATTGTCAGAATACAACTAACGTAGCCCATTGTTCTTTATGGAGAGATAGTTTAGAGTGGACAGATTAACCAATATATTAACTAAAGAAAGCGAGGTAGTTGATGACAATCAGTAAGGCTATAATAGATAAAGTTAAAAAAACTAAAAAGAAGTACATCAAAAGAAAATTCCCACGAAAGGGAGTTGATTGGAATAAAATAAAGGAGAAATAAATGCGAAAATATAATATGGTATTAAAGCACGTTCCCAATATTGATATAGCTTATCGTGGTGGGTATTGGGGAGTGGTTGAAGATGATAAAGACGTGGTGGTAAAGGCAGATAAACTATCCATAATGCGAGATAAGTTTATTGACTGGCGAGAAAGGAACGAATTGGGTGGTGGAAATGTTCCCTCTGTGGAAGTATTTGACAGTAACGACAAAAATATTGGTAGGTTCAGTTACAATGGTAGGTTTTGGAGAACAAGTTACAGGAAAGAGGTGGAGTGATGACTTTTTTATCCAAAGAACAACAGAAATTTCTCGAAGATAACGGTTGGGATTTAATTGATAGTAAAGATGGTGCCATTTGGGCAGGTTGGGATTGGGATTCAAAAGAACACCCTTTACGTACTATCGGTAGGCAAACGGAACTTGAAGATAGTAGAGGGTATGACTTTTTAATAATCGGCAAGAAAAAGGTGAAGTGATGGATGTCTGTATGAATCATCTAATTGGCCTAATCATTATTTTTATCGTAACGCTTTTAGCATTAGTGATAAGTATAAACAATAGGGAAAAAGAAGATGACTAAAGTATGTAAGACCTGTAAGAAACGAAAACCGCATAGCGATTTTGACACGTACCACAGGAAACCCGACAGGCATAGACCACATTGTGTTGTATGCCAAAATGAACACCGAAAATCGAGGGATTGGCAGGGGTGGAAAAAGGGTTGGCCTTATAAAGGTGATATAGAGGATGCTGATTATTTGTCAGACCGAAAATCTTTGTTTGATTATCATGGTAACGGTTGGTGGTGGGGGCAAGGTGACAAGGAAGCGTAAGTATTCTACAATGCAACACGACATACTGAATCTTCGCGCTAAAGGCCTATCATATAGACAGATAGCAGAAAAACTAAACTGTTCTAAGGCCACTATAAGTTATTGGTTAGACCCGAATGGAAAAGCGAAAGTGGTGGCAAGGAATAAACGATATAAAAGTAGGTCAAACGGCAAGTGGGCAAGCAGAAGGGGGGCGATTTGGAAGTATAATTACTTGTTGGATAAGCATTGTGAGAAGTGTGGTGAAGATAATATGCTGATGCTACAATTTGACCATAAGGGTGGACACGAAAAGCATTCCAATATTACCGATTTACTTAACGGAAATTTAAACAAACTCAAAAACGAGGTAAAGAAGTGCCGAGTGCTTTGTGCGAACTGCCACCAAAAAAAGACTCTTAAAGCAAATAAAACGGCATTCTATACCACATACAAAGAGAGAGAACAGGAGAGAAAAAAACATGGATGCAGAAACTAAGATAGAATTTATTTCAGAAAACTACCCGGATTGTCTAATCTGTGATGGATTTGACGATGCAATTATGGGTATAGTAGAAAGGTTTGGTATGAATCCAGTTGTACTATACAATAAAAATAAGTGTTTAAGGATATTACAAAATCGAGATGGGATGACGGAAGAAGAAGCAATAGAATTTTATTATTATAATATAGTGGGTGCTTATGTTGGTGAATATACACCCTGTTTTGCTGAGATATTATAATGGATAAATCTTTCTCTGAAATTATTTTTTGGTGTGGCTATTGCGAGAGGTATTTCTTTTTTGACACAACAAAGAAAGTTATGATAGCAAACGAGCCTGATTCTAAATTTATATGTATCCAATGCGATAATAACATAGGCTACTCAGAACAGATAAAATTAGAATATAAAAAGCTAAAATCGAAATTAAATGAAAAAAAGAAAAAAAATGAAAAATAAATTTCTCGTCGTGAAAAAAATAATTGGGAACTTTTTGGTACCCCTCTGCGTATAAAGGATACAAGCACGGCGCTTGAATGACTAAAATAAAAAGGTAAACAAAATGAAAGATAAAAAAGACATATCAGTTAGAATGTTTAAGTGGTGGTGGAATATCGGCGATTTAGACGTTGAGAAAATAATAAAACATCACATCACAATATTGAACTTCGTAAAGGATAATAATGCTGAAGATGCCAAGTCATACGTAGATAATATATCTGATGGCATACGTCAGTATGAGATAACTTGGAACGATACCGGAAAAGAGTGGTAATTAAAATAACAGGGGGTGGGGAAACCCACCCCCAAACCGAAAGGAAATAAAAATGACCACTAAAGAAATGATAACAGATTATGAACAAAAGATATTTGATAAGTTTGGTTTTGATAAGGACAAATTATCAGATGAACAGATTGAGATTATCTTACAGCCCGAATGGGGGCCGGAAAACTTTCATCAAGATGGGGAGATTAGTCCCATACAGGCTGAAAGACTATGGATACATAACCTAAAGTCGCTCGGGGTTTATAACGAGGGCTTGGTAGAATATATGTTGGGATGAAATTAAAATGGAACTTTCTTAAACCCCGTGCGTATAAAGGATATGACACACAAACAAAATGAAAGGAAATAACAATGAACACCATAAGCCGTGATACATATTACAAAATGCGGACAGAGATGTGGAAGGTTTCTGAATTAGAATATGCCTGTCTTTGTGTGATGGAATCCTTTGATGATGAAGGACATGATAAGGAATCGGACGATGTTGTAGAATCCGCATACGGGTACAGCGATGACTCTGCTCAGATATTAATTGAAGAAGCCGAATATGTTTTGGGTACATTTTATGAAGAAGACCATGTAAGACATGAATCATGGAAAAATGGGTGGGATTCGGAAAGTAAAGAGTGCCTAAAAGAAATCCGAGCCATTAAACGATGGCTCAAAAAATGGAAACCAATAACTGAAGGGAAATAATAATGATAAATACACCAACAGTAAAAGTGTCTGACTTATTAAAGATACTACCGAAAGAAATAATTGACGAATGCGAATGGCACGCAGATGATGTTATCGTGATAACAGTTGGAGAGACATTGTTAAGCGATGGGTCTTCATTCAAGTCTATATCTTTAGATGAAGAGCATGACTGTGCGGATATGGATAGCGATAACGAGAACATTCCGATGAGCAAAAAGGAATTGGCGGGATATATCGTTTCTAATTCTATCGAACTTGTACAGATGTTAGAAAAGGAAGATGAAACTTAAATTGGAACCAAATCACAACTCAAACATATAAGTAGTATGAATAAGAAAAATTTAAACTTGATAACACCGCTAATGAAAGTCAAGGGAGGTAGCACGCTGTGATGCCGTCGCTCGGACATAGCAATAGACTGCCGTACAGGGAGAGAGAGACTCCTTTAAGTGTTATCAATGATGGGGCTTGGTTGTTTCCTCGGAACAGTGAATCAACACCTGCGCCAAGCCCTTGTAACTTGAGCCTCTACAACCCCGAGTGTCTAATGAGCGTGCACTTGGGGTCTCGGAGAGAACCGAGGTGCCCACGGGTGGTGCACCCCAAGGTTGAGAAAAACGTAAAACAACAAACTCAGAGGCTCAAAAAATTAAAGGAGGGCATAAATGTTAGTGCTTAATCTAACCATAGAAATACAATGTGAGGGGAACAACGAAAGTAAGTTAAACTTTAAGTTTTATCCTATAGAAAAACTTGAAGCATTAATACAGTTTCTTAAAAATCTTGAGTCTGATATAGGCTATCTTTCTTTCAAAGTAAATTTCGAGGTGTATGATTATTTGGAGGGGATGTCAAGTGAAAAAGAATAGTGTAAAATACTTAGAGAAAATGGTGGAGCGGAGAGTACGCAAAAATCTACCATCCTTGAGGATGTTCCGATACCGGGATAAGGGTGTGGAGTCCATTGTGAGGGATGTTATCCCCAAAAAGCATGATGACCTTATGGCGATAACCCATGAGTCAAGATGGCTTGTTACCAATGCCCCGGAAGAATATGTGTATGGAGAGATGATAGATATAGACAATGCTATTGCGAGTAACCTTACCTCCCATCTTACAAGATATGCAAAGAATTACATAGATAGGGTACAACGATGAAGGCAGGTTTAGAATCAATATGGGCCTTTCTTATTGAGTACCAATGGACATTTTTATTTTCATTAAACAAACGGAGAGAAAAAATCAATGAAAAAAGAAAAAAGAACAATCGCCAAGATTAACGTGGAGGATGTGATTCGAGATACGGCACAGCCACGTCAAGATTGGGCAAAGAACGAGAAATCATTACAGGCTCTTACTGAAGACATTAAGGAGAGGGGTTTATATTACCCCATTATTGTTGCTCCCTTTGTCAAGACGAGTAACAGCGAACTGATTCTTGGAAAGAAGGCACTCAAACATAAGGATAGAAAATGGTGGATATTAGATGGTGAGCGCCGGTGGCTCAGCGTAGCACATCTCGGACACGAAACCATTGATGCAATGGTGCGTACTGATTTAAGTCTGCTTGAGATGATGCAGATTCAATTTGCATCCAACACCAAGAGATTGAACGTAGCTGTAACGGAAATGTCGAAGGCTATCGTGAGGTACCGGGAAGAATACTATAAAGAACACGGTGAATACAAGGAGTCTGACTTTATTAATTCGCTTTGTTCTTTAACCGGCCTTTCAACAACGTACTTTCAAAATGTTGAAGCCATTAATAGAGCGGATGCTGACATGAAGAAAAGTGTTCTGGCCTATGAGGTTGGTGGATACACACCTTCCGAGATAGAGAAAGCGACCAAGGATGAGGATTTACGAAGAGGTATAACCGATGCCTACCTTGAATCTGAAAGGCAGATAGGTGCCAACGCTCCTCGGGCCATAAAGTATGACCTAAAACTCATTGAAGCTGAAGACAACCACTCGCCGGAAGAAAAACGCCTTTTGGGCAAGCAGGTTTTCCTCGACTTCATCTATCAAGATAGGGGCACTAAAGACACAGAGCCCCACTTTCTTTTGTACAGACAAAAGGCAACGAAGTTTCTACGTGAGGTTCGCCGATGGAACTTGGGTGGGCTGAAAGATAAAGAGGTTGCCGAGCTTGTTGGATTAATTGAAAATGTGTATAATTACTTCAAGGAAGATAGGAGACTCAACGGACAGATGCTTTCAAGTAATATGGGAGAAAATATTCTTGGTAAAAAACCAAGGAAGGACGAGGCGTAAGTCCTATGGACGGTGAACGGTCAGAAGTACATTGCCCCCATTGTGATGAACTGCTTTGGTGGTGGGCTTATGCCTCCAGTGATACCGGAGATGGCTCTGCCGAATTAGGACTTGGGTGTGAGAATCCAAAATGTGAGGGGCACGAAGTGTTGCCCGAAGATGTATATGATGCAATCATAACAGAAGAGGAGAGAATAGATGGCTAAAAGAGGTCGTAAGAAAAGTATTAATCCAAATGAACACGCAGTCTATATGAGAGGATACAGGGCCGGGTACAAAAGGGGAATTAACGCGCCCGGAATAGTGGAAAAGACTGTAAGGGATATGTTCAAGATATTTAGGGTGAGGTAGGTGCGCCTACAAGTGCGACATGGGTTTTTGGGTTCTTCATCCCCATCCTTTCGCCTGTGTCGCCGATTAGGGGAGGTGGATTTATTATTTTTGCCACCTCCCCATTATATACGACACAAACAGTCGTAGTTAGGAGGATTCATGCATAAAAATGATAGAGAAACAATGATAAAAGAATTAATGACAGTTAAACTACGGAGAAGGTTATTGGAAAAAATGAAAGACTCAGAAATTCAAAACTTATTCTTTATACTCAAAAGGCATTTCAAATGAAGGTAAAAGACTTTTTTAAATGGGCTGATGAACAGCATACTAAAGAAATGAAGTTAATGCGCGATAAAGGTAAAGAATATACTGTTAGCGATAAGGATAAGCTTAAAAATTTTAAGTCAATCGCTGAAAGACTTAAATGTTCACCGTCCTTTGTAGCGTTGGTGTATCTGCTAAAGCATATGGATTCCATAAGGAACTATGAATTAGACGGTGTGGAGGCATCCGACGAGCCTATTGAGGGCCGGATAACTGATGCTCGTAACTATCTATTACTATTGGGTGCAATTTATAAAGAAAAGAAGGAACAAAAAGACGATGAGTGAGTTAAAACAAGTGACAATGGATTTTTTAATAACATTGATTTACGAAGCTAAGAAGCACCGCGAGTTTATTTTCGGGATGTTAGTTGGCATATTAATTGGTAAAATAATTTAATGAGAATAGGAGCAGTTAAAAGTGTTGGCGGAAATGGAACAAATATTAAATGCGTTGCGCGAAGAGATTGAAAGCGCCCGGGCAAAGAATCGGGAATGCTCGCGTAATAATCGGAACGATGAGTATGCTCAAAATACAATGTATATGGTTGGCATATACAAGGCAATGAGTATCATATCAGACTTTTTGAGAGAGGAATTAAAAGCAATGGACAGGTGGGCCGACGGGGAGGAGGATAAACTTTCTGATTGAATATGGTTGGCCTAATTATTAAATTCGTAACCCCCATCAGGAGAGATATTGATGCTTGATTTATTCAAAATATATGATGATTACATACTGGAGCTTAGAGATGAGAATTTCGAGGCACGTTATGAAGAGAACGATGACTGGTATCACGCCTCGGGCGCCGGTCTATGTGTCCGTAAACATTATTATTCACAAATAGAAAAACTACCGGCACCGGATAAGGATTCAAACACAATGCGTTTGTTTCGCTTAGGTGATTTAGTGCATACTGATATGCAGGAGGCATTGCAAAAATATGCAGATGAGAACGATGTAGAGGTTTTTATAGAAAAGGAAATTACCATCCCAAGGTTAAATGTGAGAAGTTTTCTTGATGCCATGGTATTGAAAGATGGGGCCCTATATGATATTAAAACCTGCAATGATTATAAGTGGCAATCTATCTTTGGTAGATACGGTAGTAAGGAGCCCCCACAAAACTACGCAATACAGTTAGGTACATATGGTTTGTATTTTAGGGAAGAGGGTGTTTCGTTAAGGAAGATGTCGCTATTATTTTATAATAAAAACAATTCCAGAGTAAAAGAATTGCGAGTACCTCGCACCTATATAGATATGGCTGAACGCTATTGGTTAAAGGTGCAGGAACTGTTTAAAGACGGTCTACCGCCGGTACAAGAGGGCCTTGCTCCTGTTGAGGAGTGGGAGTGCAATAAGAAATATTGCTCTTTTTTCGAGCCTTGCGGTGGCGGACTTAAAGGAATACAATAAGTGAGAGAGGATAATAACATGGAAAAGAACGAAAACGTGGATTGGGACAAGGTGAATCGTGGTAAGGTACGGTATGGTTTCGCCCTCGAATTATACAAAAAGGGTGGCATACTGAAGCCGTCTGAATTAGGGAGAATAGAGGCCTTTGTGGAATACGTTATGAATGGCGACGAAGACGACCCTACCGTCATTGAGGCACCTGTTTCGAGGCTCATGCCTTCGGAGGAATGTAAGCAGGCAATTAAGACGGAGACAGAGGGCTCAAAGGCCTTTGTTAAAGCGATGGTTCATATAGATGCTGAAGGTCTTAAAGAGAAAGACCTTGACAGGGTGCTTGGTGCATTGGATGACGGTAAAATCACTATGGACAACCTGCAGGATTCATTGGATAGGATAGCGTCAATAAAGAAATCCTACAAATAGCACGTGCCTGACAACGCATACTATATTCCCAATGAGTCAAGTGGTGGCCCTAAATTACCAAGCGGTAAACACAAAGCCATCATAGTCGCATTGGACGTATCTGAAAATATCAAGTGCGGTGGCTTTATTGCAGACATATTCAAACCAGTATACAGGGTAGTGGACTCCGAGTATGCGAATGCCGATGTAAAAGACAATGGTGTATTCCGCTACAAGGATAAACCGGGCTATAATTTCGAGGCAAGTAGAAACTGGGGCTTTGCTAAATTCTGTACCATCTTGGGGTTAGATAAAAAGCAAGACGGTAAAATAACCTTACCATATTTAGAGATTGATATGATAGATGGGGTGAAGGTTCTCATAGAGGTTAGTTATAAAAGTTTTGTGAACGATAGCGGTAAGCCAGTGCGTTACCCGATAGCCCTTTTAAAAACAAAGTTAGGAGATGTACCCTTTTGATAGACTGGAATAAATTATATATACACCCCTCTGACGACACTACCGATGATGACATAAGGGACTTTATTGAGTGGGTCAGTCGCAAAGCAGAGCGACTTGGGTTTCGTGTTGAGTTAAAGCGACACGAGAAATCAGGTGCGGGTTCTACCGATGCTCTAAGCCACAACCCATTAGACAAGTCCGATGAAACATATTAGCGTCCAATTGAACGAAGGTCAACTTAAAGACATTACTAAACAGGCCCGGGAATCTGGCGAGGCCGACTACCGCTTTGATTTAAACTTACTTGAAGGCAAGTTGTCAGAGAATAAATGGGCTGATATGTTAGAAACGGTAGAGTTTAAAAAGGATTACAAGGCTTGGAAAACTGGGAATATCGCCGTAGAATATGCAATGAACGGTCAGCCGAGCGGTATCGCAAAGACCGAGGCTAAATACGTTGCTTACATATTGGTAGATGAACAACAAAATGAGAACGTCGCAATCTTTCTAAAGACTAATATCATCCAAGATATGTGCCGTAAATACCTTGGAGACACCCGCCGAGATATTAAAGGTGGGGACAATAACAGTTCCAGCTTAATCCTGCTCCCGGTAGAGGAACTGCTTAACCCGCGCCACATATTTAATATAGAGGCCCATGAACCAAGCGTGGTTTATGGTAACTACGATGAAGATAAGATTACTTGGGACTATATGTGCCCGGAGTGTGGTTATATCCATACGTCTGAAGTAAAAAATTTATTTAAATCCTGCCCCAATTGTTTGGAAAAGGAAAAGCAAGTCAAAATGGTAATACAATGAAACCTAAAAAGAATAAGACGACCAACAAGGAGAGGGATGGGCAACTCAATTACCTATTCCAAGCGATGTATGAACTAAGCCAAGAAATTAGAATGGTGAGGGGGTTGTTTGAAAACTACTTAATATGGAAAAAAGATGTCAAAAAATACACGAAGTACCTCGAAAAAGAAGAAAAAAGAAAATCAAAGGAGAGGGAGGCGCAACCGGCAGAGGGGAGCGGAACTCCAGAGGCAGGCAGTTAACATTGCCAAAGACTTTAAATTAGATGCTTACAACCGTGACCGAGGTGGGGCCCAACATGAGATGGGTGATATTGAAATTGAAGGTAAGTACTATGGATGTAAGCGGAGGAAGACCATTGCGACATGGGTCAAGCCGGAGAAAGAAGAAATAGGAGTGGTAATAAGAGAAGACAGGGGAATGCCTTATATGGTGGTACCCCTTGAACATTATTGTTTACTACTCTCATTGGTAAAGGATTCAATTTAGCGGGTGCGATATTGGTTGGCGCCAAAAATTTAATTAACCATGGAATTGTTAGTACGTTTAATTAGGTTTACAGTCGCCTCGCTAAAGACTTAACAACAAAGGAGCCAATAATGGCATTTGAACACAAAGAGAATACCGCTACGGTATTTACGAATGATAAAAAGACGGCAGACAATCAACCAGATTATACTGGTAGAGGTAAGGTCGGCGATGCGCTGATGGACTTCGCCATGTGGAAACGTCAATCCAAGAGCGGAAACACATATTACTACATGAGTTTCAAGGAACCGTCAGAGAAATTTGGAAGTAAGGGCAAAACCAAGCCAGCTTTCTAAATTTCTTGCGTTTTGGGGCGAGGTGTGGGTATATTCTGCGCCTCGCTTTAAAGCCATACTTGGTATTCAAAAACTTTTTTTATCGCCATATACGCTAAATTAGAGGTACTTTTTTTTGACAAATCTTAATTTTTACGACGATGAGGAGTCAGTGTTCAAATATTGTCCTAAAATAGAAAAAATCTGTGCATTCTGCGGTGAAACCAACTGGAATCCAATGACAGATGAGATAACTGATGAGCCAGTATTATTTTGTGGGGCGTCCACCGGCTATGAAACTCGGGTGTCCCCATTGCCAGAGTGTTGGTTGAATATGGAACCGGCTATGCGGACTAAATATAGGAAACAAAAGCGGGCGGAGTATGAAGCGTTGAATCCGAAGAAGTTAGATTATAAAGTAATAGGGACTAAAATATATAAGAAAAGCTATTAGGGGTTCATTTCTTTTTTATATTTATTCATTAGTCTTTCGTTGATAGCATCAACATCAATATCTTCATAAGTTAAAGGTCTGTCTGGAAAAGAATTATTCCACTCCCTTACTAACCTGTTAGCCATTCTATCATTACCTTCTATTAGATAATCTAATATCCTAGGTCTAATTTTTGTTAATCTATATTTAACGTAATTCTTTCTTTGGCCTTCTGTTTCAAGTCTGCTTAATAATCTACGACCAACACTACCAAAGACAGGCGCTACATTTCTTGCCGCTCTCTGTCCCGTAACCCACGTTGGGCCAAATGTTCCTGTATCAGCAACAAGTCGTTGAAGTGCTGAATACGCTTTGCTTGCATCTTGAATCAGTACAGGCTTTGCCGCAAACTCTAAAGCTCTCCATTTACTCTCGGATGCTATAATATCAGAAACAATACCAAAACCTCCAACAGCTGCCATTGAATCAATAAAGTCATTTAACCCGTATTCTTCACCTTCAATAGAATGCTTATAATTTTCATCATAAACATCTTTACCGGCAAAGAAATCACTAAGACTATTTCTAGCCCACTGCACAAAGGTTCCACCAGCCATACCAGCTGCACCAAGTCTTAATAGAAACACTGGGTTTTTATTATCGTACACTTCTTTTTTTATTTCACCGCTCAACCACTCTGCCTGCCTGTATCCAAAACGCTTAAATAAAACAAAGGGTTGAAACCTTGGGTCATTAAAAAAAGCAGGTTCTCTAAATACATTCTTTTGTAGCTGGGTGTCCCTTGAGAACTCAAACATAGCCCTAGCCATATTTTTTTGTGTAAGTTTTTTATTAACATTTTCAACACCCATACCTTTTAAATTAGATATCGCCCACTCTTTTCGTGCTTTTATATTCGTAGTCTTTGCTATTTTTTGCCATCTTAAAGCAGCTTCGTAACCAGTGTAAGAAGCAACTAACTTGTTTATTTTATTAATTCCTTGGAAGCCAGAATACTTTGTTATTTTATCAGCAATCCGTGCAGTAAGGCTAGCATTTGAAGGATTAAAACCAGCCACAATAGCGTGAAGCTCAAGAGAGCCAGCACCAGAGTATTCTTTAATAGCTTCTCGATACTTTTTATCGGTAACCATTTTATAAGTTCCCTTAAAGAAAGGAGAATACCCTGCTTTTAAAATACTAGAAATAAAAGACTGTGTTAAGTTTGGAACAGTGGCAAAACCTAGACCTATTTTAGTAGCTACTTGAAAGTTAACCAAATCATTTAAAACACTTTTAGCTTTAGGACTCCAATTATAACGCCTAATAACTTCAATCGTTCCTGTGAAAGAATTGATAGCCTTAGATAAAAGTTCTGCTTCATTAATACCACCCATATCGCGAATAGCTTTTATCTTGTTAAAAAGTTTTGCACCATCAGCGCCAGCTGTTTCAGCAAACGCAACGGACTTTCCAAGCTCTCCTACATAATTTGTAAGCAAGGTTCCCGCATCTCTTTCATAAAACATATTGTCTAACTTATCGCTAGTTCTGGCTTTTGTTAATGATTTACTTGTTGGGGTAATTTCGCTAAACACTTCCCCCCTAATTCTTTCAAAAGACTCCGACAAAGAAACATCACTAACTCTTCTTTTAGTAGATTGTGCAATCTTTTCCCTTATCTTTTCTATTTGCTCGATTGTTTCAGGTCTTAATACTTTTGTATTTAAAGCTTCTTTTAAAGTGACTTCAAAGTTTTCTCTGTTTTTAAGCTCAAGACTCATGGTTCTTGGGTCAATCTTTAAATACTTTTCAAAGTCTTCTCTTAAAATTCTTTTTAGTTTTGCATTATATTTTCTAGGTAAGTAATTGTCTACCACTGGAGCTAAGTCTATTCCTGAATCTTCTGCTATTTTCCAAGAAGTTTCTAATACTTTTCTATATTGAGATGTTCTTTTAATTGCATTAGCATCGTTAGACTCAAGGTCATTTGACAGTTCTTCTCTGTCTTTTTTAGTCTTAATCTTACTTAAACCTTTTATTACCCTGCCATCTTTTGTAATGTAGGTTGCTTGATTTAAAGCATACAAAAGTTGTTGAGTTATTTCAGCTTGCCTAGAAGACATTGTAAAATAGTCAGCTTTAATTTCATTGGATAATGGTTGAAATTTTGGGTCGTTAACGCGACGGTCAAGAGGTTTAAGCGCTGTTAAAGAATCGTAAACAGCGGGAGGTAACCACTTCTTAAAAAAAGATTCTCCCGAAGCTTCGTAAACAGGAACCCCTATTTTTTTATAATTTGCAATTTCTTTTTCAACCGCTTGTCTTGTTTCTAGTTGTCTTAACAATCTCTCTCTAGCTTCATAGTTGTTAGACAGCTCATCGTAATTAGTGCTTTTTTTACCCTTTCTTTTTCCACTTGGTTTTTCTGCAAATGTTTCACCCGCAACTTCATTAACCATACGTCTGTATTCCGCGTCACTTATTTTTAACTTTCCTTTTATATAAAAAGATTTATCTCTAATAAGTGTATCAACATCCTGACCTTTTTTAGTTGTCTTTAATCTATAGCCACCATCTTGTGTTGGTTTAAAAAAATCTTTTTTAGGTACAGCAAAAGACTTTCCATCTGTTCCGTCTTTGTTAACTTCTCTAACTTTTAATATAGTTTCTTTTCTTTCAGTGTTAACCCAGTCAGTTAATATTTTAACATTCTTAGTTCCATCTGTATATACTTCTTGCTGCTGTATTGCGGCTTGTTCTCTTTTTTGTTTTGCTTCTGCATTCTCTCGATAAATGGCTTCAAGCTCTTTACCTTCGAGTTGCCTACCTTTAGGTTTAAATATTTTTTTACGAGCTGCTTTACTTAATGTAAGGCCACCAATAACACCAGCAGCGTGGATGTAAGAATCAAGGCTCGGTAGTTCTCCTTCTAAGAGTGGAGAAGCTGTACCAAATAAAGCTGTCTCCGCACCTTTTTCAACAAGAGTCGCTTTTCGCGAACTTAGCCCTCTTTGTAAAGCTGCGCTTTTAGACACAACACCTAAAGCTCCAGTTCCTGCACCAAGACCGGCTCCTATAGCCGCATCTTTTAACGTCGTAGTAAAGCTGATATCTTCATCGGTTACCTGTTGCCCTAACGCCGATTGCAGACCAGAATAAAAACCTAAACCAGTGGCTCCCGTAACCGCTTTAGCTCTGGCTTGATTTAATACTTTTGCGGAGGCTTTAGCTACACTAGCTTCAGCGGCTTCCTTCTTTAATCCAGATTTAACCAGTTGGCCTACCGCTCTTTTAGTAGATGCTTTCAGGGCTAATCCACCCACTCCACCGCCTAAAACCATTGCTGAGAAATCCGTAGGGGTTAAAAAGCTAACGACAGTAGCTCCTATATCTTCTATCATACTCGGGTCATAGTCTTGGTCTAGAGTAAATACAGGGTTACCCTTGACCACCTGTTGGGCTAACCCTTCTATACTTTGATTGTAACCTTGCTTAACCCAATTGGGGAGCCACTCTCCCGGTATGAATCCGTAGAGTGATTCATCTTTACTGGATTGCCCTGAGCCGAGAGATTGTAGAAAGTCTACCTCTTCTTTTGTTATCTTATATTGAGGCATTTAAAATATTGATATAAAATTTAACCTCTTAATGGAGAATAGGAAATCCCCCTAAAAAGCTCTGTTTCTCTTTTTGCCTGACCTAGCGAGCGTTTTTGTTTTTTTATTTCAGCTTTTGTTGCTTTAATAGCTGCATTAATTTGCTCTAATTCTTTAGCTTGAACATCAGTTAGACCTCTTAATCTTGATGTTCTGTCTAATATATCTTTTCTATTTTCTAACTTGGGTAAAGAACTTTGCAGTTTTCCAATATTAACTTCAGATGAAGTTTCTATTTGAGTTGCAACTTGCCTAACATCTGCTTCTGTTTGTGGGCCTAAATCTAACGCATCTTCTGGTTTGAAAGCATCACCTTCAAGTATACTAGAGACTAATTGGTCAGCTTGCTCGTCTATTGATAAAGCCTTACCGTCATCGCCTTCGACCTCGCCTTCGACCTCGCCATATTTTCCCTTTATATATCTTTCTTTCATCGAATCGAATTGGTCAAATATTCCTTTAATATCGGCGTTTGGCATTTTTCCCGCGGCTAATAATAACTTGGACTCATACTGATACTCCGGGTCATTCATCATATCTCGATATGGATTCAATGATTCTTGATAGGCTTTATGCGTCCTTTCGGCAATACTTGAATAGTTTGAATGAGTTAAATCTATGTTAGAAAGAGCGCTTTTTCCTGCTCTTACAACATCTTTAGGTGAAGAACCCAATGATTCAGACCAGTAATTTTCTACAATAGTATTCTGGTCTTCGACTTTATCACCTTCGGCTTTCACGGCGGCAGCCATATCATACTTACCATATTTATTATATATCATCGCTCGCTGAGAAGGGGTGTTTGCCGCTCTCAACATACTATTCATTGTCCTTTCTTCAGCTTGTTGACGTTGAAATTCCTGCTGCTGTATAACATTCTGCTGGGCAATTCCAGCCTGCTGATTTCTAAATTTACGGTCTTCCTCTGCCCTTTCTTCAGCTAACTCAATCCGTCTACTGTCTTGATTTAGTTTGCGCTCGTACAGTTGATTTGCTTTAGCATCCGCTATTATCCTTGGAAGGGCGGTTGCCAAGCTCTCAGCTTCGGGAAGTAATACGTCTCCAAGTTGATATCTAGTTGCCATTATCTCTTACCTTTTGTTCAAGTGTTTTATCCATACTGTTGGTCATAGTAAGCCTGCATTTCTTGCTCATATTGTTCTTCAGCCGGGGTTAGAGCCACGTTAGGATTTTGATTTGCAGCAGTAGCTGCATTCGGTGGGGCTGCCGCAGACGCGTTTCTATTAAACTCAAACTCGCCTTTCCGTTCAATATCTCTAATAGCGCTTAACAAATCCGCTTGATAACCTTCAACCACTCCACGTCTTTGTCTATCTATATCAGTATATAAATTAGTCATAGAACTTTCCAGTTGCTGACTTCCAATTCCGCTACGACCAAAACCTCTTTGTCCTGCAGCTGTTCTAGCCTCGCCCCTGATACCGCGAGTCGCTTGTTTTCCACCTGCATATATATCGCCTACTTGCTGTGCATAACCCATTCCGAATTGAGGTAGGTCACCTGCATACTGGGCGAACCTAGGGTCATTCACAATATTACCCATACCCATTTGAGCTAACGCTCCGCCTACATCAGTTGCCGTACCATAACCAACATTAATTCCGCGACCAGTTATAGGTGCTGCATCTGGATTGCTAACCTGCGCCCCAGCACCGCGAAAGCCAAATACATTAGAGCCAGTCATAGACCAATCTGTACCGGGCCCAAATATTGGCTGCCCCGGTATAAGCCCACCGCTCTGCATCTCTGGTATCATATAGTTAATAAGACCACCACCTCGATTTTGGAATGGCCCATATCCACCTGCAGACCTATAGGCATCTAATGGATACTGAAGGGGGAGACCGATGCTTGAGAAGTCTCCCAATTCGGTAGCTGAAATATCAGATAAAGGCATATCTTGAAAAGGAATATACGGAGATGGGTCTACAAAGGCGCCTGCTCTATCTAACAAAGCTTGCTTAGCTCCAAGTTCTTGAGCGGCAATAGAATCCGCATCAAAAAGAGCGCGCATTCTTGGAGTTTCAAAGCCTAATCCTCCTTCAATTTTTTCCAGCTCAGGGATATCAACACTCTCAGGAAGTCCAGATGGGCCAAATTTAGCTTTTAAATAATCGGCACCCCCCTCTGATGCAAACTTCATAAGGCCAGCCTTGGCGGCGCCCACCAACGCCCTTTCGCCCATACTTTTTCTAAAATCGTCTGAGGCATCCTGTATATCTTTTCTTGATTGTTGAGCGTATTTTCCACCTTCTACTTTTGTATCCTTATAGGTACTTTCTCCTGCTAATCTTCCAAGGCCCGAGCCAATGGCTGTTCCAATCGCACTCCCCACCGCTGTTCCCACTCCCGGTATGGGTATAAGCGAGCCAGCAATGCTACCAACTGTGCTTAAAATACTACCCAATCCACTAGCACGGCGTTGTCTCTTGGCAGCCCTTTCGGCCTCCTCTTTTAATCTCCGTACTTCACCTTGGTAATCACTCTCTCTTTTTGAAGAAGCGATTCTTCCACCGAGTTGATAATTGCTAGATGGCCTTGTCATTCCTCCACCATACAATTCTATTAAACTGTTTGCCATGATTATGTCCTTGTAAATTCTAAGTAATACCAAGCGCCAAGCTCTTTTCTGTAGAGCCTTAACTTTCCATCTGATGTTTTAACTATTCTTTCTTCACCGTTGCTGCCAGAAGCGCTGGCTGGAAAGCCTATTTGAATCTTGGCGTCTGCTTTCTTTGAGTTGTATAAAAATCTTTTTTCCCTGTCAATTGCCATTAGGTAATCCTCTTATATATAGGTCTGTACTCTATCCCAATATTATTTATTGTCTGAAGACTGGTTCCGTTTAAGTCTAATCTTAACTGAAAAGAGGAAGCGAGCAATGGAGTATCAAATGTATATCTATTAACATCTAAATCTGCGCTTGTAGACGCCACAGTAGAACTCGATAAACCAGAAGAGGAAGACCCCTGTCTTGTCCCACTATCATTTACATAAACATAATTAATTGCGCTTGAGTTAGAGGCATTACTTGCATATTCAATGGTAATACCATAAATCTTTTTAACCGTATTCGGCAATCCGAAATCGTCATCTTTTAACGTGATGTCAAATGTTGCACCAGAATCCGGCTCTCCATCGTAAGACTCTAACTCATCAGTACCAATACCTAATGTCATTTGATTGTAGGCGTCTGTAATAATATTTGTCTTGATTGCATTGGCTGCTAAGTCTTCAATAAATGTGAAGCTATTCGTTGTAAAGCTATACACATACGCATCACCACTCGTACCACCGGAAGCAGCCGCATCTCTGATAACGACTAAATGTTTATTAACTGGCTCAAATCCAACTATGGTGTCTGCGTTTACAAAGGACTTCCAAGTGGACTCCAATATCTTCTTTTGTAGGTTGGTAATCTTTGAACCATCATAGAAAAATAAACCCTGTTTATTCGCCCAAGCCACACCAAAATCTGTCTTAACAACAGCGGCGTGGAAGGGGGTACCCATATTTGTATGCTCACTCTCCAAGAACCATTGCGTGTCAGAACCGCCACCTATGTTGATTATATAAAGGGTCTTTTGTTTAAAAGCCAATAGACGGTCTGCAAAGGATTCTAGCTTAATAAAATCCTCACCATCATTTATACCTATCTCTATAAAATTAGTAACTGGGAATGTATCAAATTTATTTATCTCACTATATAATAGCCTATCAGCTGAAAGCTCAGTCTGACCATTTGCATTAATTGATTTTACATTGGCTATAAACTTTCTTCTGTTAGTGATAGTGCTGGTTTTATAACCCTCCCCAGCTGCACCAACCGATGCTGTTGAGAGGTCTGAGGAATACCCATTTAGGGAGGCGAAGGTGTCGGAGCTATTAATACCTACATTAACTTCACCAAGAAGATAGGCGGATTGTGAATACGTAACCCGCCAACCGTTATAATCAGCCTCCAAACTGCTCCTGCATCCATCCGTTAAAGAGATATCAATGAGCAGTTCCCATTCTCCTTTTAATGTACTATCTCTGCAATAGATTCTTCCGCCGGTTACTCTATCCGCATACCCATGGGATGCAATAACCGTACAGTCTAAATATTTGCTTGCTGCTACGGCGATAGTCCCCGTCATGGTAGCAGGTAAGGATTCTTGATTTCCGTCATAAATGAATGTCTGAGCAAATTCATATGTAGCTGCCGTAAACGAACCAGAGCTGGTTGGTACAACTTCAAGATTAAAGCCTAATCCAGCGTCTGGGGCAATATGGCCCTCTACATCTGCGCCGACACCCCACGCCTCTGCAGAGTCCAAAATAAGAGTAGTATCGTTTGTTCTCGATGCAATTCCTTGCACCTCACTACCGCCTTCATTAATAGCTACGTATAAACCGCTACCAAATTGAGTAGCATAGGTGGTGGAAAAAGTTGTTCCTCCAACAGTTAAAGTCGTACTAGGGCTTCCTGCGCTTGTAAATACTAAGCCTCTATCTGAGGTCAAAACAGCAGCAACTATTCCAGTACCAGCAGTCCCGTTAAAAGGTGGCAGAGGAGGTGCGCTATCTGTTTTCCAACCTGTTACATTTTGCACACTACCGCCACCAACATTTAATTGTGTACCGCTTGAATCTAACCAAAGTTTCTTACTGATATAACCATACCATTTTACCGCGTTCCCAGCCCCGAAATTGGTATCACATATTCTCACAGCCCCATCTGCTATATCGTATATGACCGCACCGCCAGTGGTGGAGCCTAGGTCTATTGAATCTGCGGCCCAAGAACCACCAGCATCATAGATGTCTATTCTAGTGTCCGATGTGGCGTCAGTATCCGCTAAAAATGTTCTTACCGTTGCAGTGTTAGTTCCGCCAGCATTATAATCAAAAGTCCCTTGGAATAATCCATAGCCAGCAACTGAAGCATCAAGACTGGGTGCCGCATAATCACTGGTATTATCGGTTAGTTTTCCACAAGACTGTATCTGCCCAAACTCATCTACAATAGCATTCTTAATGTCAGCGAGCTCATTGTCTTTAATCGAACGAGCATTGGTCTTGGTATTTAAACCACCGTCAAACCTAGTATATGTTTTAAATTGCTTAGGCATTTATCCCTTAATCTCAAAGTGAACTAAGTCATCAAATTTATTATCTTTTGTCTGAGTATCCATGTCCCAGTCTCCGCCCCACCTTATTCTTAAACCCATCTTGGCAGCAATCCCCAGAACATATCCACCGAAGTAATGGAACCTATCCCTATCTTCCCAATCTACTGGGTACGGCGCAACATCCACAGCAACACTCGGGCTTTTATTGTGTTTACCATTAGGGAACTTGACTTTACTATTGCCCCTATTAAACGCAGCATCTTGTTTTTCCTTTCCCCTATGGCCTTCAATAATTGTACAATCAAATCCCTTGACTACTTCATTGAAAAGCTCAACAAGCCTTTCATCACAAGTATTAAGTTTAGACCTGCTTTTGGCACTAAACCTAGGCATCATCTACCTTCTTTTTAAATTCAGCAAACCAGACATCATCAAGCTTATTCTTAGTTGATTTGACAAGCTTACCAACCATCTGTACAGCAATCTTCTTTAAGACTTTTTCACTGACCATTGTTTTAACTCCAGTCAGAACAAGTCCTCGTACAAATGGTATATAAAGAGCTCCACCAGCTACGGCTACGGCCCCAACTACACTTGTCCAATTGCTTTGAATCCATTCAATCATACTGCTAACCTCATTATTAATGTTATTATTATTGGAACAACGAATACCATCGCTGCTCCCCAAGTTTTAATTACGGTAACGCTATTCTCATTCTTCTCAACTTTACCGTTAAGCTTTTCAAGGTGTTTATCAATTCTTTGTAACGATTTAAAAATACTTATCTGACGCTCATTGAGCTTGACCAGCATCGCTGTAGTTTCTGTTCTGTATTCACTTACGTTTTTCATATCTCCTTACCATTTATTCTGCCTTTAAGATATGCCAAATCATCTGTAACATCATTAAGTTCACGAACAATATCTTCTCTGTGTCGCTGAGAAGTTTCATCAGAACGATTCCATCTATCAAGCATCTTCAATACTATACTTTCTACGTTATTCATTTTAGTTTCAGACTTGGCAATTGCCTGTCTAATCTTATCTAAATCTTCATTTTGCAGTTTCTGGCTTTTCATCAGATTCATAATCAGCATTACAAAAAGACTAACTATTACACCTATCGCACCATACTCGGCATATGTTTCAATCATCTAAAATCTTTCTCGTCATTTTCAATCCAACAATTATTAAAGCTCCCAAGGATACCCAATAATACATATCCTGTCTTACGCTGATAGCAATAATAATAGACTCAAGAAACATAGCCGAGACTATGGCTTTGTCTAAAAAAGACTTATTGCTAATCTTCTTCAGAAGACTCTTCATCTAAAGAGGCTTTTAAAGCATCAATAAATGCTTGTCTTCCAAACTGCAATTGCTGAACATTAAATGTAGCTCCATCAATCTTCCTGTTTAAATCAGACACGTGCTGAACCATCAGCTTTTGGTCGTCATTAAGTTCATCGGCGGAATATTCACTTCCGTCAATATTAAGAAAAGGCTCTTTTTCTTTTTTGTTTTGTTTTTTTGCCATTTCATTTCCTTTTGTTATCGTTAACTATTCCAAGGCAATCCTTTTGCCCTAGTAGGTGTTTCCCGCTCAGCAATCTGAGCGTCTAAACTTGCTTCAGTCGAAGCCATACTTTCTGCACCAACTTTAGCTTCGCACCAAGCAACAGCATCTTCTTCTGTGATGTCTGCATATGCTGTAAAATTATCTGGGTCTGGGGCATCAAGACTAACAGTTCCTATGTTAGATGCGGAGTAAGTAACAGCATCATCACCAGAACCTACTGTCTTTGATTTAACAAAACTGTAATGTATTACAGTACAGACATCGTCCAACCCATCTTTGCTTATTGCTCTATCTATTGTGTTAATTTTAGTTTCCATTATTTAATCTTACCGTTTTAAGCCTAGCTTCTGCATAAGGCTTTTATTTTCTTTTTCAAGTGTCTCTTTCTGAGACTCTAATTCTTGTATATGTTCCTGTTCCATCGCTGATACTTTTGATGTCAATATAACCACTTCTTCGTGCATATCTCCTATGCTCCTATCAAGACTTGCGAACTTCATCTGTATCTGATAGTATGCTGCTATCAACATAGAGATGCCAATCATTGCCTTTATTAGAAAAGCTATAGATATATGTACCTGACTATTAGCACTAATTCCTTTCGCCATCTCTAAGCCTTAAAATTTCTTCTTCAATTCTTTTGATTTTCTCATCTTGCCTGACATCACTTGGAATTGGTAAGTCCTGCATCGCCTTCATTTCCTTAATGGAACGCTCATTCGTATTGGCTTGATGTTCAAGAAATGATATTCTTGTGTTCAACTGTCCATAGCCATACACCATACTGGCTATAAAAAAAATTGCTTGCAAAAGCATAGGTAATGAAATATTCAATGAACTCTTATCGCTAATTGGTTCACTCACGACCGTTATTTATCCTCAATGTCATTTGCTTCCCAACTTCATGTGCATACAAACTGGACAAGTATCCATTGAATGATTTGGGCTGTCTAGTCGTAGTTTATCATAATTTTCTTCAGCGTGTCCTAATCTGACCTCCATAACATCTTGGTCTTTATCTACGTCAAGTGTAGTTGTCATAAGCCATCCTGTTAATCCTACAATCAATGTGCCTATACCAGCCAATATTGCCCCTTGTAAGTCAATCTTTTTCATTGTGCGCTCTCTAAGGCTTCTACTTTTGCTGAGAGTTCTTGAACTGCTTTAACTAAAACTCCAACAAGAATTTCTCTTGATACACCCAACAGACCATCAGGCATTTCGCTGGTTGCCGGGGCAAAAGATTCCCTCAATTCTTGAGCGACAAAACCAGCTTCGGTTGTTATCCCAGATTTTTTCCACTCAAAATCTCTTACCTTTATTGAATTAACTGTATCCAACCCATTTATTTCGGTATCTCTTATATTATTTTTAAGGGATTCATCGGACGCATCTGTCAAGGCGAATGTGCCAGATGTGTTCGCCAAATATCCAACATTCCCTCCATCACCATCGTCCGCGTTAAAATAGTATGTCGTTCCACTCCCATCGTCAGCACCAGCCTGAACCGCCAAGCCATGCCTGTTAGCATTATTACCATCATTTACAAATTTTACAACATAAGTTGTAGCATCGCCTTTAACGACAAGTTTATTTGAGGGTGACGTTTCACCAATTCCGACATTGCCTGATGAGTCGATACGCATGCGTTCAGAGCCAGCAGCGCCAAATCTAAAGCTATTGTCGCCATGTTGATATTCAATGTATCCTATATTATTATCACCACTATCCCCAAAATTAATTATACCAGCACCATCAGTCGCAGAGAGAAAAGTCATACCCATATCGGATGTGCCTTCTAAGACTAACTCATCGGCTCCAGCGTGGGGTGAGGCACCAGTATCAGCACTTGCTATATGCAATTTGCCTAAAGGAGACGATGCATCTGAACCAATCCCAACCTTACCATCAGTATCTACTGCGAAAATATAATCCCCACCATGATGGATTTTTAACTTATCGCTGTCGTCCCCAAAAAGACCAAATGTTGAGGTTCTTGCATCATTTTTTAATTCAATTTTTGCTATTCCATCTGACGAAGTATCTTCAATTCTGAGGATATTAGTATCGGCAGATTGCAGGTGAAGGTTTGTTGCTGGAGCAACTAACCCAATTCCAACTCGAGCATTTGTTGTATCTACGCTTAAGACAGCAGTCCCATCTGCTTGAGAAACCTCAAAAAGAGATGTTGAATCACTTGCGGGTATTACCTCTACCTTACTTGTTGATATTTTTAGAGAAGATGCGCTTCCACCAGTATCTGCACTCTCTATAGCCTGTAAAGACGAACTAATCCCATTAGCATCATCTACAATAAGTAGCTGGTCGTAACTAGCAGCTATAGTTTGTCCTGTTAGCTTAGCCATTATATTTTCCTCATATTAAAATTTTTCATCCTGTGTGTTCTTCCCACTTAACATTGCTTTCTTCCCAATCAAGTTGTGATATGTTCCAAATAACATCATAAACTGACCTTAAAAAGTTACTTACTGTTCTTTTCCAAGTTAAAGGCATATTAGGCTTTCAATGCTACTATATTTGTAGCTGTTGTATTAGTTGCGTTAACCACAGTCGCTCTAACTGGCAACATCTGACCACTTGCTAAATTTTTAAACACTATATTAGTACCACTTGTTGCACAATCTAAGCTTATATCTCCACCTACGCCAATATGAAATGCTTCATATGTAGCTCCTAACGAATGGTCTGAGCCTCCATGAACTGCTGTTACGGCTAAAGCTGTTCCGTATAACATTTTTTCTAAAGCAGCTTGAGATGCCTCTGTTGCTGTCTCTACGGCTTCTGTATCAACCTTTATAGTATCAAGAACTGCGTCTATTGCATCTAATACAGCATTGTCTGTAGAACCAAGGTCAACTACTCCTATAGTGTTTGAACCAGCGGGGAGAGCAGCGACTACATCAACTTGCATTTCAGTACCACTAATAGCATTATCTATAGTCTCTACAGCGGTTTTGATTGCTCCTGTATCTGCATCTATAGTAGTAAGTAAAGCTTCATTAGCCGCATGGTCTACATTTGCGGCTGTTAACAATACTTCTATTGCGGCTGCATCTGTTTTTATCGCATCGGTATCAGCATCTATGCCAGTCAATAATGTTTCTACTCCATCTACATGACCAATTATTGTAGATTGATTTGCTGCCGTTGCCCCACCAGAAGGTAAGGCAGATGATATGATATCTACTTGAACGTGCCCTGCTGCGTCAACCAGAGGAACGGTGCTAGTGCCCGAGCCATCTGCTGCTGTGTTAGCATATACGGTCACACTATCGTTAGCTTTATCTAGGGCAACGTCTATTGCGACATCTCCGCCTTCCGTGGTAAGCGTTACGTTATCTATGTCTACATTTAACGCATCTTCGCCTGCGTTTAAAACCTTACTTAAAAGCTCGTGTGTTTTATACTTATGTAAGTCTGCCATAATTCTTTCCTAATTTTTATGTAAAATCTGGCATTAACACTCGTCTATCTCCGCCAGTTTTATCTCTTTTCTGCATTCCATGTCTCTTCACTGCCTCATTCCATTTGCCTTCGTGTATTACCGCCATATTCATGCTTACATTCGCTATAGCTGCGTCACCTGCAGTGCCAGCCTTATCTTGGTAGAGCCTAGCTTTCACATAGTCAATAAGACTGGTATGGAAGACATTATCTACGTCTGGCGTATCTGTAATCGCCGATACTGCATTTGGTTCTGCCTGATAATGTATTAGCACACCGTTAGTAACAGCCTCATCAATCGGTTTATATTGACCGTACTTTGCGTGCGTGCTACCGCTAGTCTCGCCTTTGAGAGTGACGATAGCTAAATGATTTCCCTTGATAAACCATGATATGTAATCTTCCGGGTATTTATATGTGCTTGCCATTAGTCTATATCCATTGTTGGTATTTCGTTGTTAACTAACCGCGGTATCTTTACGTAGTCACCGCTAGAATCCATGAAATCAACCCTATATACCTTATTTATCTCAACACCAGCATTGCTATCGCTTAATGTGTACCACTGCTGGTCTGCCACCGTTGTTGCTTTTGCGTACTCTATCTTAGTAGCATACTTCCCAAGTTCAACAATAGCTTCATTTATAAGGTTCATAATGTATGCTTCTGGGGCATTGGGAAACGCTTGCCTGACTCTTGATATAATCTTTTTTACTGTTAGGCTATGTACTGCCATTAATCAGAATCCTTTCCAAGTAATCCTATTTGCTGCCAAGTTCTAGTCTCATCTTCCCAGTTATTGGCAGTCATATCAGGCCAACTTCCGGGCAATATCCATGTAGTAGAGGTATCTAACGCAACACCAGACCACGAAGGAGATGTATTAAGCGCAACCCCTGTCCAACTTGGTGAGGTATTGAGGGCAACCCCAGTCCAAGACGGAGATGTATTTAAAGTAACTGTTGTCCATGATGGGGAAGTGTTAAGTGTTACTAATGTAAAAGCCATCCTAACCCCTAGCTAAAAGCTGTATTCCTCTATCATAATCGGCCTGTAGTTTTGCTTGTTGTGCTTGGTACCATTTATATTTTTGCTCTTCTCTTTGCATCCGAGTGTTTGCTTCAGCAACATACCCCTGAGCCTGAGAAATGTAACCAGTCGCTGCTTGGAGGTAGGGCCCAACGCCCTCTAGTTCTAATCTATATGAACCCATAAGTACGTTGATTTCAGCAATCGCCGCATTAGCCCTAGCCAATTCTTGCTGCGCTACTGACAATGTGGTATTGGCTTGTGCAATTCTATTCTGTCCCTCTTGACCTCTTGCGGCGGATGCCTGCTGATAAGCGCTGGCATAAGATAGTCTTGCTTGAATTTCACCGCCATATGCCTGAGCCTCTGATAAAGAAGCATTGATTTGCTTGACTCTCATATCGCCTATGGAAGTCCATTCAGATAAATGCATTTGAGCTCTTTGAATTTCTGTTTGAGCTATATTCAAGGCAGATGTAACCAGCTCAATATCTTCATTAGATTGTGCACCATATGCATCAGTCGCCGCACTTGGTTGATTACTATTTATAACATCTTCAGCATTATCAATAGCAGCTTTTACTCTTGTAAGTTGAGAGCTTGCAGCTGTAAAAGTATCTGAATCACCAAATACAGAACTGGCAGAGTCTTCCATCTTGTCAAACGTAGCCTCAGCTGCTTCTATTGCATTTTTCATAGCGGTCAAAGCTGTGGCAATATCTCCTGAAGTTGGGTCGTTTGTAAGAATAGCCTCGCCATCTGCTAAGTGCGCCTGTATCCCGTCAAAGGCCGCGTTTACATCTAATAAATTCTGTGCTACATCATAAGCTGCATCGGGCTTATTCCCATCAATTAAATTTGCAGCATAAACTAGGGCATCTCTCACCACTGTAAATCTTTTATTCGTATTATCCCATAACTCTGTGGTATCATCAATATCGCCAATAGAAGTATAAAAATCTCCTATTTTCCCATGGGCTGTATTTATAATATCATCCGCTTTATTTAACTCAGTTGTAATAGCCCCTAATGCCGTTGTATCAATAGCTGTGAGAGTCATCATACCACTCATATTTTGCTGCAACGCTTTTATAGCAGCATAGAGAGTTACAAGATACTCGGCTTCATTCGGAAAATTTGTTATTGTGCTAAGACTACTCGCATCTAAAGCAGAACCCTGATTGTAAGTAGGGATTGAAACTAATTTACCAGTACCAGTGGGGAATATAGTTACAAGAGCGTCCTGAACATAGTAAGCCGGGTCTGTAGCAGTGGCATACTGCATATCTGACGAGTCTTGTATCCTACCCCTATTTCTCGCTGGAACCTTCCTACAGGGCTGGTCTATTGTCCCGTCATTTCTCAATACGTGAAGTACCTTGCTACCCTCAGAAGTTGTTGTGTTAGTAAAAGAGGTTTCTTCTGCTACCCTCTCCTGCATAGAGCGAGGCATAGCATTAATAACCTCATTAGCTCCTTCTGTTATAAAAGAGTCCAATGCAGTTTCGTCACTAAATGTACCTACAAGGTCTACCACCTGTGCACTAAATGTTGCCACGTATCTCGCCTCCCTTTGATTCTATGTCCTCACCCATAGTCGTTACCTGAAAATCAATCTGGTCTTTCCTTATAGCTGTAGCAAACCCCGCTTCTCTTATAATAATTGCAGGGGCATATAAAGGTTTACTCGCCCTCTTGCCGCAACTACGACAATAAAACCAACCTTCTGAATTGTCTTCCTTGCAATGTTGACAGGACATTAAGCCCCACCAACCACCATTGTTAGTATTCTGTCACCATTTAACTGGGTATGCGTAATAGACAGAACCTTATTATTGGTTGAATCTAATGTGTCAATATAATCTTTTATATCTCTTGCCATTGTTCCGGTGGCCCCAGTCTCGATACCGGGGTTACCCGGGTGAATGAATACTTTTACTTTTACATTACCATATACAGCCATGTTTTCTCCAGTTTTTAAATTCTTGGGATGTTCGGGGACTAACTTTTATTGAAAGTCCCCACAGAATCCAAATCTGTTTACCCTTATTTATTCGGGTTATGAAGTAGTAACAGCGTCATCAATGCTAGATAGACACTCTCCAACCCACTCTTCTCCAGCAGCCATTAAATTAATATAATCGCCCTTTTGAGCACTCGTTCCAATGATAAGATTGGAAACTTGAGTGCCTGCGGTTGAGTTGGAAGCGTTGCCTCCAGCATCTTTCATTACCAAGCTCACAATAGCGCTACCAGCTGCTATTGTAATAGCATTAGATGGAGTTTCTTCTTCTACTATAAATTTATAGTAGACCCCATCTTCTAACGCGGTTGGAAGAGTTACTGCTACAGTGCCACCAGTAGCACTAAGCATATAGACTTTTCCACTATCGTCACTCGTTAGGGTTATATCTGCATCAACAGATACGACCTTTTTCTTGACTCCAGCAGTTACACCACTATTCTGTTCTAAGAAAGCACTTCTCATTATTCATACCTCCTATTAATTAGACTCAAAGTTAAATAGAGCGTGAGCTTCAGGAAGAGAAACTTCAAGACCTGCTTCAGTTAGAATCATGTCTTTACGTAAATCTTCATCTGCCGACTGTACATTCGTTTGAATGTGTGTGTCTCTATCTACCCCATTGCCGATTAATGGACGATAAGCTACGTTATCAAGGTCAACTAAACACATATATGGCGCTGCATGACCTCTGAATAGGGGTTCTTTTACTAGCGTCAAATCACCATGAATAGTTTCCACCCTCATTACTTTATGCCCATAAGAACCTGTTGCTTGCGACGTTATTGGGTTCGCAGCAGAATAAGCGCTTGATAGGAAAGTGCCCGAGCTATTCATCTTGTTAAAGAATGAGATAACAGGGAGTGAGCAAAGCGCAAGCTTTGATGAACTACCACCGCGAGCTGGGTCAAAAATAACTTCAAGGTCTCTCAAGATAACATCGTAAGTTGTTTCAGCATCTGTACGAGTTGTAAAGTAACCTTTATCTTCAGTGTATGATACCTGAGTTGTCGCTCCGGTAATCTGAGATTGTGAGTTTTTAATGATGTGACCAACAATACCATCGGTATAGTTGATACCACTTTGAGTTGCAGCGTTTCCAAAAAGCATTGCTCTTTCGATGTCCACTTTATGTTCGCGAAGTTTCAGATTCCAAATTCTGTCCCACTCACTGGCATAGCCACGGTAAACCGTTGCTCTTGCAGTATTAGTAAGTTCACAGGCTGTCTTAAAAATCTGACAATACCCACTACCATTATCTAATTCACGAGACCAAGAATCAGGAGAACCTGAACCTTCTTCAAATGCGGTTCCGATAACTGTACACTTTTCACCATCAACAACAGCAGTAGTACTGCCAGTTGCTGCGGAAATTGTACGACCAGTAAAGGTGGTTGCTGTGCTTCCAGCGACTGGAGCAGACTCAACCCGAACAATAGCTGTCTCGGGTTCGTTTGTGCTCGCATTTTTTTCGCCAACTGCAAATACCATGCCTTTAATAACCCAATCAATAGCTGCGCCAGCGCCGTCATCAACGCTGTAGCTTACAGTGCTACCTGCGGCTGGGATAGTAACATTAGTATCAATTGCAAATGTTCTATCCGCCATTTGGATTTTATTACGGTCTTTTAACCATCGGAACTGCGGGTCATCCGTTGGGACTTTAGCGACTTTGGATAAGTAAACAAAAAATGGAGACTCATCAGGAGCTAAATCAGCAATTCTATCACTGAAATTATATAGCCGCCTTGATGGTATCACACTATCAATTACCGCACCGGGGTCACCAAACTTCAACGGGCCGGGATTATTATATGTTGCCATATTATATATCCTTCCTCAGTTTATTGTTTAAAGTACGCTATTACGACTGCCAGCTTTTACAATATTATCCCACATCTTATTTTCTTCAGATTTGGGAGAAGTTGGAGAGCCTCCTTGAAGGACTCCAGCTGTACGAGGCTGGTTTTGAGCAGCTTTCACTGCTTGTGCCGTCTCGGGGGCGTTACCTTTTTTATTAACGTCCCTATATAGCTTCACCAGATTCGATAACCCCACCTGTTCTTTCGGTTGAGTAACAAAACCCATAAACTCATTGATATCATTATCTGACATCTTGTATGTGTTGCGTAACTCATTCACAGTATTGTTGTACGTTATCTCCTCTGTCATTTGTCGTTTCTGCTCATCTAACGCATTGCTCACCACACTATTCATCAGTTGAACATCTTGGTTCATTCTGAATTTGAACGAGGGTGATTCTGCATTGTAGTAAGCATCCCAAGGGTTAAAATCCTCAGCAGGTAAACCTTGCTGAGTTTCTTGCTGCGGTTGCTGTTGTGGTTGTCCATTTATGTTTTTCTGTAAAACATCAACGAGGTCAGGTCTTGATTCTAACAAATCCCCCAGAGGTTCAAGCCTTTTAAGCTTTGCATTCTCTGCTTGGGTTCTGTCATACAATGACTGGAATTTGCGGGCTTCAACTTCCCACTCATTCTCTGGAATGGTTTCCTGTTTTACCTCTACTTCTGGCGCTGAAAAATCAACCGGCTCTTGCGATTCGAGAGATTCTGCATACTGTCCATCAGTTTCTGTTCTTACATCTTCAACTATATCTGGGCCGCTATCAACTAAACCGTCAGCTACGGGTTGGGCCTCTGTCTGTGCATTGTCCATTTGGTCTCCTTTAGATGTCTCTAAGCTTCTGGAGCTGAACTAGCATCTGCTCTAACATTTGCTAATTTCTCCGCTTCGAGCTTCACCTTTGTTTGTAGATTGTTTAACTGAACTCTTCTATCAGCTTTGGCGTCTGAAGCGATATCTGTAAGTCGAGATTTAAACTTTTCAACCTCAACCCTTTTCCTGTCGCTAACAGACTCCCTTTGGGCAGTCTGGAGGTCTCCCTCCAAATTCTTTATTTGCTCTCCCATCGCCTGAACCTGCTGCATAAGCAGGTTCTTCTCATCGGTTCGGCGTAGGATAGCTTCTTTATCAAATATTTCTGGATTCTTCTTTAAGACTTCTACCTTGTCAACGATACCCATTTGGTATGCTTCCATGTAAACACCAAGCTCCGCCCACTTATTCGTAGGCAGGGTAGAACCCGGTTCAATTCTTAAATCATGTTGTCCTAAATTGTGTCGTTCTTTTTTAATATCCAATATAGCGCCAATCTTATCATCATAATGATTGACCATTACTTCGGTCATGTCATTGTTTGCGCTATTAAGACGGAAAATTTTCTTATAAGTATAATGACCTTTAGCTAGGTTATATAATACCTGACCCAACCTATTGATGCTAAACTCAATATCCCTCAACTTTGACTTGGGTCTTTCAGTTCCAAGAGCAATCATTCTTTCAGTACCCTTAACTGTCTCGGGTGCTTTTTCTGCAAACCCGTGCATCATCTCGGGTAACCCAAATGTGAAATCAATATAGAACTCACACTGTTGAATTAGTTTATAAAACTCTCCAGCCAATGGCTGAGGGGCTGGGAAATGTGGTTCTCCCTGTGTAGAGTCTACCTCTATAACCGCATTGGGATTAGCCCAATCTCTTTCCAACTGACCCAAGTCCTCCACACTGCCTAGAGGTACTAACAGTTTTAACCCGCCAGATGCCTGAGCATGAGAAAGAGCCAGCGACCAAAGCTTATTAAGTAGGCGCTGCATTGGACGAGCCCTTGATACATCTGACTTGGGATAAGGTGTCTCTGTAAATAAATTTGGGATAGGTACGACTGGATACTGGTCGGTGTTAAGGATGGTCTCATAGAGAACGACTTGACCAATACTGGCACACACTTTAACCCGGGTCTGTTTAACTGGAATAACCTCATATTGGCTGGCCTCTAACTGCTCACGGTTATTTTCCAGAAACTCTTGGTACTCATCCTCACTAAAGACCGCCTCTTCACCAGTCTGTATATCTATCACGCGGTAAAAGTCAACCTTTACCTTGTAGAATCTTTCTAAAATCTGATACTTACTTCTTTCAAAGTAATCTAAATCCGTTACCTCTGCGGGGGTAAAGACATTCTTACTGTTGCTATTCATAGCACTGGGGTAATCTTCCTCCAAATAAGTATCAAGGTCTTGGATGATTCCTAATTCTTTTTCTCCTGTTTCTGGATTCTCTTGCTCGCCTAATTCTGGGTAGAGGCCGACGACTTGTTCACCCGTGAGGATTGTAGAGAGGATAACACCTTCGGCGTCATCATACCATCTATTGCGAGTATTCGGAGAGACATATACCCTGAACGGATTGACGTAAGTGAACTTGACATCGCCTCTACCGAAATCTGATTCAGGGTCTACATAAGCATATAAATACCCCATGCCGGTAGTGGCATAATCGTGAATAGCCTGCTTTAACTGCCAGTCCCCATTTGAGTTTCCCCAAACATATCCCATAATTGTTCTCCATACAGAAGCAACCTTCACATCAGAGTCTTCTCTCGGGGTCATCGTAAAGGCGGGTGGTCTGGAAGTTAAAACTGCTTTAAATTTTTCAATAGCTGGCCCAATTCTATCCATTGGCACGTCAGCTTGATTGCGGGACTGTAATTCATCTACCTCTTCACTGGTAAAATGATTCCCATGATAAAAGTCTACATCATATCTGGCTTCTGTATCCCAAGAGCTGCGGGCATTTCGCCAGCGTCGGTATAAATCCCGATTATATTCTGCTCTTTTATCTGTGTCCAATGTCATTAATCATCCTCATTGGTTAGTCGCTGCACTAAAGCTCTGTTGATTAAACCTTTAACCTGCGGATTTAAAGTTTGGGGTGCTATCCCCTTTCTAAACAAAGCGGCTTGTTGCCTTTTAGACAATGGCGTTTCCATTCCAAAAGATGGAAGATACGCTGTGGATAGCTTTGGTATCTCAAGCTGGGCTTTTGTTTGCCCCTCGCCACCAAAAATGCTATATATGTCTACCGGCTTAACTCTCTTATCTTGACCCGCGGCTGCCATTAAAGAGTCACTAGCTTGAGGCGGCCCTCCATACTCCATTATCGCCTCAAACTCAGGGCGGCTTATAGAACCGAGTTGCGGCATACCTGTCACCTCTCCCATGTTCTCGGGGCCCATTCTCCCTAACGGTTGCCCCACCCCAACCTGACCACCATTCGCATACATTACAGGGCCACCCTGCCTCATCTTTTTGCGACCAGCTCTAGGCATCTTGGACTTGTCCATTTGTTGTTTTAATCTAATAGAGTCTAAAACGGTATTAATAGTGTCTCCCGTGAACGGATTAATGCTTTCATTGACATTACGCATCCTGATTACTTTTAAAAGGCTGTCCATATCTGCGGGTACGGGTGGGCCATATACTTCAGGATTTCTTAATTCTTGCTGCTTGCGAGGCTGCATCTGTCCACCATCTTGATATTGCTTAATTGGGCCACCTTGTTGTTTATCGTCAAAATACTGAGAATAATATAACTTTCTACCGGCTGGCGAAAGACCTTTAACTAATGAATAAGTGTCTTCAGAGGAGGCGTCACCACCAATAGCACTTAGGAGGGCCTGCGTTAATAGAGCATCCTTTGCAAACTGTCTCCCAACTTCACTTTGAGCATCATACATTTCGGGGCTTCTGCTTTCTGGGTCTTGTAGGGCTCTATATCTTGATACGTCTTTCATTCCCATCATTTCGGGAGCGCCCAACTCAGCTAAAAACCTATTGTATAATCCAGAGGTTTTAGAATAGTCAACCTTACCACCCTCTTGATACATAGGGGATTTAGGTTGGGATAAGCCAGTCTCCATAGAAGCGGAGGCAATAAGAGCATCCATAGCCGTATTGCCATTCTGCATTTGCTGCATGGCACGACCTTCATTAGTGATTTGTTTTAATACAGGTAAATAATCAGGGACGACCTCTTTGGGTATTATCCATTCGCCGCCCTCTAATTCAACGGGCTGTTCATCGGCAACCATGCCGGCGACTCCGCCGTGTTCGTGTGATGGCCCCCGTACTAAACCGTAACTGGGGAACCTGCTTTTTTGTTTAGCCATATGGTATGTGGATTCATAGCTATTTTATGTGTTTATAAACAGTTGGGTTAAGATACACTTAACACCTTCTCAATCTAGGGGTATTTCTGTCAATAATGCAAGAAAATAAATAATTAATTTCTAGCACCCGTTAACCAGTTGTATTTTTTAAGCTTAGGCATTATCCGACCTTTTCTCTTTTCTGCCTTAAAGCCCTCTTTTGTAGTGGCTTGGGATTTGGGGGCGCGAGCAAAGTAGTCTGCATAGTAGAGAGCGTCCATAAGGTCATCATTCCGAGGTTTAGGATGTTCAAAGAACTCATCTACAAGCTCGGTCATCTCTCTTTTGATATATAATTTCTTAGAATTGACAACAGGGCCGAGGGTTGTTTCAAGCCTGTCTGCCTTCTTTATCCTTGCTGGGGGCTTTACCCCCTTAAAGATACCGGGCATCAATCTTTTCTCATTGGCGCTCATGCGGGTTACCATATCTCTGACCATCTCTTGGGCTGCAACGGTTTCGATTGTCACTCTTTTTACGGGACTATACTTCTTTGCCAGCTCTATTATCTTAGCTGGTACGTCAAAGGTTGGTATTCTTTCCCTAAAATACTCCAGAACATAGCGTTTGTTATCAGAGTCTATTCCCATAACTAATATTACCTGATAGTCAGAAGTGTCAGAAGCTGTAGCTGCAAGGTCAACCCCAATATAAACATTAATCGGAATAACCGACTCACCCTCCATCAAATAGTTAAAACCATTCATCAACTTTCTATTGCCAGAGTAGTGCTGTATCCTATCTATTTTAAAAGCAGCGTTAGATATGTCCCGAGCATCATTCATATACTCCTGAGCAAACTTATTGACAAGACCCGCCTCAATGAACTCCTGTTTCTTATGATTGAGTTTAGATAGAGGGAACTGCTCAGGCCAAAGGGCTTTACCATCCTCAACAGCACTATGGAAGAAAACATCCCACGGATAGGGTCTATTATCTTCTTTAGCCCGCTTATAACCATCATAGGTCATTTGAAGGAAGCTATCAAAGTGCACAATGGTACCGGCGAGCCATATCCAGCCTTCATTTCCGGGTGATTCTTCAAGTGCTGGATAGATTGTGGATACGACCCACCGTTTAATTTCATTGCGCCTTTCGGGTGTCTTGGTATTTAACTCAGATTCAAAGTCATCCAAGATAATACCAGTATACCTTACATCAACCTCAGCGCGACCCCTTAGCCTTTGACTAGTACCTTTGGCTATAATTCTGTCACCTTTGGGGGTAACCAAATCTTTTTCTGTCCACCGCTTACCCACACTGCCACCATCCATATTGCCAAAGTAGTATTTAATGGTCTTATTGGTTTCTAAGTGGTATCTCAGGTATTTTAAGTGGTCAATGGCCTGACCCTGCTCTTCTGACACCCAAGCTATAAAGTTCTGGTCATCCTCACCAGAGAAGCAGAGTTTATGTAGAATAGCTGATTTAGATAAAATTGATTTACCAAAACCCCTAGGAAGTATAATACAGATACGCTCACCGGGTTGGGTAGAGATAAGTCTTTTAGATACGGTATAGTGACAGGCGGGAGATGCACTCTTGTGCATGAAGTCTTTAGGGAGGAAGGCCCTGCCAAAGAACAGAAGGTCTTTGAAAGCCTTGGACAGTATCTCATCCCTCCTTGCCATCTCCTCCGGGGGAGGGATAACATTAAAGGTCTCGATTTGCGGCTTGTCTTGCTTCTTTTCTCGCTTTGTAGGCTTTTCTTTTTCTTTGCTGGTTTTCAAGTGCTAGTTTTCGTTTTAAACGCTTGCGGGATTTCGCGGCTTTATTGGGCACTACCACTTAACCTTATCTGCCCAATAGGCTGCTGACATCTTACCCTTTGCAATATTTTTACGATGCCTTGCTTTAAATGATTTACGCCTAGCCTTTTGTCTGGCAGATTCACCTGCTTTTGGCTTACCAGCGGTCTTAACACCCTGTTGCCCAAAGCGTATGGTCTTAACCTCTGTACCAACCTTGGCAACGACCACATGGCTTTTAGTCTTATGACCCGGTGTACGCTTAGGTTTGTTATATCCAGATACACCCGCTCTTTTTAATCTAGGGTCTTTCTTTGCTGGCATTCTATTTTCCTACTTTCTTCATAGCTGTCTTGTGTGATTGGGTAAATGTCTGCCCTTTCTTCATTGCATCTACCATTACCTTTAAGTGTTTAGCCGTATGATGAGAAGCATGACGACTCATTGCCGCCTGTTGTCTTTTATTTAAAGCGGTTGTACTCACTCCCTTGACTCTAGGCATAATTACTCCTAATTAGTTTAATATTATAAACAGCAGTCCCCCAGCGTATTTGCTTAGGATATTGCCATATCTTCTTATTGAGATGCGTTTTCTTCAATTAAGCCCGTCTCAAAGGCTTTAAGTTTATCTTTTGAGAAACCAGTGAACTCTTGTATGAGTGCAATGGAGTCTGATTTCTTATCAGTCGTCAATAATCCCGATATCTTCATCAACGTCTCCAAAGCCCTGAGCTTGTCACCATCACGGGCATCTGACTTATCTACCACTGATTTTGCATTCTCCAGTAAATAGGTCTTGGTAATACCCAAATCATCCATTAACTGTTCTACTTCTTTATTAACCAATGTTCTTATCCTCTTCTGTCTTAATAAAATCTTCGCCCTGTTTAAAGCATAATTGCGATTATTAGTAGGAAACACAGCTAAATAAGCTTCCGTAGCATCTCGACCTACAGCAACCATCTTGGCAAATAACTTCTCCCGGGCTGTAATATACCTGCTATTCTTATACTTGGTAAATGTATAGATGTCCTTGGGAGGCTCACCCTCTAACTTGGACTTCTCATGAGCGTAAGCCGTACCTAATAATGTCCGTACATAATCAACATCCCCATTATATTGATTGCTATACATTACAGCACGCCTTAAAATACTGAATACCTGACCATCATCACTCTTGGCCCACTCGCCCTCCTCCGCCTTTCGCCAATCATCCTTTAAGTCAGCCTTCCTGTGGTGCTCCCTAAATTCTTCCTCGTTCTCGTATAAATGATAATCAACCCCGCTAATGGTCTTGATGTACATACTAAGCCTTGACTTTTATGTCTGGCACGTCCATATCAAAGAAATCAATAAGCATCGGGGACTCTATCTCATCTATAATCAATAATATCTCCATCATATACTCGTAATCACCCGTCTCCCGAAATTTACTTGACAATGACTTCAAAGCGTCAATCGCGGGCCCCAATTCTAACACTTCCATATGAGGGGTTAAATCCATGGTAGAATATACATAAAATAAACCTTGGGAGCTAATATAAAAAAAGTGTTGCCACATATAGGTAAAAAGAAATAAATTCAAATGTCGGTTGAGACAGAAATAATATACTAATACTATAGTACTATATATTAATACTATAGTACTATTATAGTACTATATACTACTACTATAGTAATATATACTACTATAGTAATATTATAGTACTATTATAGTATAGTAGTACCGCGAAGTAGAAAAGTAGTACCCGCGAAGCATCCCATCCCACAATTATCAAATAACCTTCTAGTATATAATATAAAAGTACTACAGTAGGACTACAGTAGTATTACAGTAGTGCCGCAAAAACCCCAAAAATTTTAAAAAATAATATTATTATGCGTGCGTCTCTTTTATTTATGTGGTACCGCCCCCCTAAGCCAAATCGCGTTGGAAATTCTGGATTGAAAAAACGGATTTCAGTTCCAGTTCAGGTTAGGAAATCTGACCCAATTCTACTCTATCGCCGAGGGTGTGAAAAAAAGACTGGAACTTATGGTCAATCCTCGCGTTGCAAATAGCAAACGCTATTTGACAATGAGATGACTTGGACGCCCTCGAGGTGAGGGTGGGAATGACAGGGAATAGTCCTGTCCCAAGTCTTGAGGATGTCCCAAGGGATAGCATCCAATACAATTATTAATCTTAAATGAAAGGTAAATAAAATGAAAGTATCTTTTACAAAAGAAACCCCTGTGAGACTTGATAGTTCTCTCAGAGGTTTCCACAAGGAAAAGAAGAAAGCTACTATGCAGTTTAATATCAAAGTTAATGATGCGAAAAACTATGGTAGCTTTGAGTGTTATGACGTTGACGACTATGAAACTTACTACGCCGAGGGCGGTCTGTGGTTTGTGAATAAGGAGCTCGTTGACTACGATGGAGTGTTTGAACTGCCAAGTCAAATACTTGATTATTTAGAGGATAATGGGTACGACGTAAAGCACATGAAGGAGGCATTAAATGAGTCGTAAACATTACCGGGAAATTGCAAAGATAATGAGTCAATGTAAGCGGAAAGACCATTGGTCTTTTGTGGACGTTGTGAATGACCTTTGCGATATGTTTAAACGTGATAACCGCAACTTTAAGCCCGAAGTTTTCAAGGAAGCTTGCGGAATTTAATAAAACCCAAAGGGGGGTCAGTAATGGCCCCCCGGAAAGGCTAAATTAATGGATGAACCAACCTTTTACTGTAGTCAATGCGGAAGCAAGTGTGAACAGGAATCAAAGGACATGATTGATTATCACTTCACCTGTCTCAATGGGCACAGGTGGAGCGTGACAATTGACATTGACCACCCAACGACAGGCGGTCAAATCATTGGATTCCAATGCGCAGGCGCAAGAGCAAGAGACTACTTCAAGGTAAAATGAAAAACTGAAACCCAAAGGGGGGCTCAGCGCCCCCCAGAGAGGAAAGTAATGGAAAGTAAATTGAATAACGATTACGATGCATTGGTTTCTGCTTTAACATTAGCCATAACAGCTCCGACAAAGGAGAAGGCGCAGGAATGCGCCGGAATGGCCGAGTTTTTCGCTGAATCACTAACTGAAGAAGAAGTGATAACAGCTAAATTAGAAGCTACAATCAGGCTCGGCATTAATCAGGCGTAATGAAGAGGCCCCCGGGAAACCGGGGGTCTTTTTTTTGGTCTAAAATATATTTATAAAGGGCCATTCAGGTAGGTAGTCTATTTTTTTTTAGAAAAAACATTCACGTAGGTAATTCACGTACGTAGTACAATCTAATTTTATTACAGAAATTCACGTAAGTAGTGTATTATAGGTACAATTCACGTAAGTAGTACAGATTCTACAATTAAAGTGCTATTATATAGTATAATTCACGTAGGTAATGCAGAAATATTACAAAAAGGGTATTTTATAGAATAAATTCACGCAGGTAGTACTATATAGTACTATTATATTATCTATTCTATTATATATTACATAGTATTATAATATATTAATATATTACTATAATAAGGGTACACAGTATAAGAAACAAAATTTATTTATTTTTTATGGAACTTTTCCCGATTCCCTACGTTTACAGGGTAAACATTTAATAAAAAAGGAAACTAAAAAATGAAACAATCAGTAAGTATGTATGATTTTGAGAGGGCTTTCAAAAGATATGAGAGAGAAAATTTCTCTTATGATGGCTTAAAGGCTCTATTTGAATATCTTGAAGAGTTTGAAGCAGGTACAGGCGAAGAGATAGAATTGGACGTTATCGCCCTTTGTTGTGAATATGCGGAGTATGATAGCCTAAATGAATACAACGACGATTATGGCACCGAATACGACGAAATAGACCTAATCCAAGATGATACTATGCTAATTAAAATTGATGATGAACGATTTATTATACAACAATATTAAAAAAGGATAAATAAAAATGAAATATAATATAGTACAATCAATACCAACTTGGTTACCAATTTATAGTG